AGCTGGTAATGTTGTTACTGGATTTAATGCTGCTTGTGCAGTAACTGTAACAGTAGTTGCACTAATATATGTTCCTGTTTTATCAATTAATCCGGTTAAATATGACATAGTTTCAGAATTAATAGTTGTTCCGCCTCCGGCTCCTCCAGATACAATAACAGAATTACCAGATATAATTCTTTGCTGAGCATCAATTAATTTTTGTGGTACTTCGGTACTACTAAATATATCTTCGTCAACATCTATAACCATTGCCCATTGAATCTTTTTTATTGAATATCTTTTTTGTAATGTTGATTGACGATATTCTTGTTCAGCCATTAATGTTCCATTAACAGTTAATGATGTAGTAGCTCTAACTAATCTATCATCACCAACAGTATTAATAGTTTCAAAATTAATTTGTCTAATAAATGTTCGATATTGATTGAATTCATTACCCCACGCAAAAGTTCCATATGGCATAATTTGTTCTATCAATTCATTCATTTGTGTTGTGAAATCTGTCCATATTAACATTTCATATTCTACATCGACAAATTCTGGTATGGGAAGAACATAAATCTCTTTTGATGGCATTCGTTCATTTTTTGGAATAGGAACTAATTCATCTTCATAACGATTTCTTTTATTATATTTTTTTCGATATGATAAAAAATTACCTGGAACTGCGTAATTAGTATCTAATTTACGTAATTGATCTCTTTCAACTACCGAATTTCTTTTTAAAACTATAATAGGAGATTGAAGCATTCCTTTTTCATCACGTAAATATCCTAATCTTCTTACATTATCCCATTTTTCTCCATTAGCAAATATTACTGGTACATTTACTAGTTCTCCGTTAGCTTCTACTTGTGGTTGTATTTCATTATCAATAAACCATTTAATTGCATAATCAATATCATATAATGTTCGTCTAGGTGTTTTTACAACATCATCATCTCTACGAACTTGTTCTGCTCTATTTAATATTTGATCATCGTGAGTAGAAATTGTCCTTTTTAATTCAGGCTTATTTGTTTTACGGTCAATATTTTGTCTACGATATCTTGGCATTAGAATCCTTTATATCCTTTATCATCTTTTGGATTACCAAATCTCATTTTTCTAATATTTGTTGGTGTTTGTCTGGTTGCATGAGTATCACAAAGTACTGATACGCTATATCCAAATTTATCTCCATTAGGCCATGTTTCAGGATTCTTTCCTACAAAGTATTGATTAGCATCAACATTATCTATTTCGTAATATTCATTATCCCATTTAATAATATCGCCAACTTCTGGATAAAAATCTGCTCGTTCTAATATATCTCTTGAAATTCCAAATTGTGCTGTTCTTGTATAGGTATGACCATAATCATCCATATTAGAAGTTTTTCCTTCTTTTGTTATTAGAGAAGGAATTAGTATTGAATCATAATATGCTTTTGATACTGATTCGCCGTAGATATTTGAATTGGATTGTTCAATAACTAGTTTAAAGAATTCAATTTCAGTATCAACTATTGCATTTAATAATTCTGCATTAATTGATGCTAGAAATTTAGCATCTCGCATTCCTCCAAATAACGCCATATTATCCTATATAAATTTTAGTTGGTATCTTTGACAAAATTTCATTCATAGCATCATTTTCTGCTTGTTGTCTTGTCATCATACTTTCTTTTGTTAATTTATCTAAAAATTCTCGCAATTGAGTAATTAATGCTTCTTTTTCTGATTGTCCTTGTGATATTAAATCAGCTCCGTTTAGTGTAACATCAGAATTAGGAATTGGAATTGTTGAATATTTACTTCTAACATATCCCAATGTTTCTTTTGCTAATGCAGTTGCATATCTGTATATCCATGATCTTCCCATATCATTAATTTGCGAATATTTTTGATATGTATATGGAATATTAGATCCGTCTGTTACTACATTACTCATAGCAGCTGTATTACCAAATAAAATAGCTTCATTAGCTTTTTGATCTTCATATATAAATTCAAACCATACTTTGTCATAGAATGGCGTAGCTGCAGTACCTTGTGTACCTGGAGTAGGATATAATCTTATATCATCTCCATGAATTTCAAATGAAAAATGCGACTTACGTATTCTATCGTTAAATTCAATTGTTTGTATTCTTAATAAGTCTTGATGTAATGGCATCATCATGAAATTAACAGATGGTGAAAATCCTCCAAAATCAAATGCATCTAAAAGTTGTTGTGATCCTAATCCTGTTCCAACAAATGGATCAAAATATCTAACAATTGCTGGAGGTACATTATGTAATACTCGTTTAACTTCAATTGAGCTAGAATTTGATAATGTTATACCTAATGTATTTTCTACTGATTCTCTGATACTATATGTTTGTTGATTATCTTTTATGTCAATTGACGCAGAATACCATTTTAAATTTCCTCCTGAATCAGCTTCGGTACCATATGTCTTTGATAATTTAGTTATATATGATAATGATGATCCAACTAATGTATTTGTGAAACTATCGTCAGTTAAAAAATTTGAACCTGTATTAATTCCTAATGTATTTAATAAATTATTAGCAATATTAACTTGATTGATTTGATTTGAATATTCTACAACTGCTGCTTCAAATGCTGTATAAAAATTTATATCAATCAACTCTACATCCATAATTGGATATCCAACAGTTTGAGCTGCATGCTTTGCGAAACTATCTGCATGTTGTTGGAATAATGTATCATTATCAAAGAACCCAAATGGCGTATCTCCTGGACTAAATGATGAACTCCCGGGCCATATTGGTTTATTTACACTGTAATCCATTTAGTTTCCTTTATTGTAATTTTGTTAAAGTAGATTCTAATAATTGCATTTGTTCTAATGTTTCAATTTTTCCAACTGCTAAACGTTGTATAGCTTTATATGATTGCCTAGGCGAATATGGAGTCATTATCTTGATTGTAACAAGCTCAGCTCCTTTACCTAAATCTTGTTCTATATGAACCATTAATACTAATCTAATTGCTCGAATCCTATCTAAAACATCTACCAAGTTTCCTTTATAACGAATTCGTGCTTGCATTGAATATTTTGTTCTTGGTGCTGCCATAGTACTTCTTTTAATATAAATATCTAAACAGTAAGAAAGGGATGAAAAATCATCCCTTACTTTATTAGTTAACGCTTTAAGTAATTAAAAAATTAATTTTAATTGATTAATTTATTAAAGAGTATTTAATCCGTGAACATATACTTTACCGTAGAATTCTGGTCTAACCATTTTCTTAGCGTATCTTGTCATCACACCTTTTCTTGGAGTGAAGTTAACAGGATCGTATACTAATGGAGTCATGATAAGTGGAACGTATGGAGCATATACTGCACCTGTTTCAAGGAATTGAGCTCCTCTATATCCCATAAGGATTACATTCTCTTTCATGTAAGGATTCTTGTATACTGTGTATCTATTATTGATTGCACCAATTTTTTGAACACCAGCAGCAAATTCCATTTTGTTACCATCTGTGTCAGCAGCAAATCCTGGAATAGATTCTAAGATAGTTGCAACAGCAGGACTAGTAACTAAGAAATTAGCACCACCTCTTAATGTCTTTTGGTGAATTTTGTTAGATACTTTTTGAAGTTTAGTTCCTAAAGTTTGGAACCACTCTCCTTGAGTGTTATAGTATCCACCAGCACCAGCTGACTTTTGTTCGAAATTGTCTACACCATTCCAGATATAGTTACTAACAGCTGACCAATACTCAGTAGTAACAGCACCGTTAATCAACATATCTAAGATCTCAAGATCAATTTCCATTGATACATATTCACTTAACATTGAAGTTAATTCAGCTTCAGCGTCAATTGAGTGATATGCATTTAAATCTTGAGCAAATTCAGGTGTCCATACAGCCTTTAATTTTCTTGTCTTAGCAACGATTGGCTCAGACTGCATTTCAAGATTTACTTCTGGAATATCAATATCAGTACCATCATCGATACCAGTATTGTTACCAGAACCTCTAAATGGGTTTGAATCTTCAAAATCACCTCTAGTAATATCAGTAGGTTGTTTGCTATATGATACAGTATAACCACCGTCTTCAATAGTTCCACCAGAACCAGATACAACAAATAC